CCCCTAGGGGACCGGCGTGACGCCGAGTGCGATTTAGTTGCTGAAGCCCGCACTGCAACCCCCGCTGCCCACCCCTTCAAAACACACACCCGGGGCAGCAGGGTACAGATTCCCTCCTAATAATGTGTGTTCAAACGTCAACATTGACCAGCAGCTCCAGTGCAGGATGCTCCAGCAATTGGCACGGCCCGTCCTTGGTGGCATGGTCCAGCCAGCCCTCAAGCTCCCTCACGCTGGCATGGCTCATTCCGTACCGGTCCATCGCCGCCCAGACTGCATGATCCCCTCCATCATGCGCTTCGTCAGGCAGCGCGCGCCAAGGCGCAGCTTGGTCCCCCCTGGCGCCCTCCAGGTCTTCACCGCTGCAGCCCAGGGCAACATAATAGTTGCCGTACACGACGCGCAGGAACGGCACGTGCGCAGTACGCAACCGCATGCCAGCCACCACTCCACGCAGCCAGTCCAGGTCCGCCTCCCGGTCCTCATCTCTGAGTGTCCACATGTTCTTGGCCAGCACCTTTCCAGGCAGAGGCCCGACCACACTGTATCCACTCGTCGTGGGCCACCAGGTTGAGCTGCAGAAAGACAATTGAACTGGCGATTCCACCACGTTGATCTCCAGTTCAAAGCCCGCTGCTGCATAAGCGGCAACCAGCCCGGACTCGCCGCCCATGAGCCGCCAAGCCGCCCTTGGCACCCTCATCACCAGCCCATCACCGGTGAACAGGCCGCACCCTGCACGACCAGCAGGCGTCGCCCACTCACCTGTGAGGTCCAATGTGGTCCCTGTGGCCCTATCGTGCGCCTCTGCCAAGAAGGCCTCAGCCGGCATGATCACATCGACAGTGTTCATCACACTGGTGTCGCCGTCACCGCTGTGCACAGAGCCCCTGGTGGCATAACGGGTGCCACTTCGGAACCTACCCCTGGCGTCCTCCCTGCGGCCCAGGATGCGCATGGCCCGTTTGGGCGCAGACAGGCGCTTGTACCGCATCGTGTGCTCCCGTACCCACTGCGGGTGGGTGGTTGAGTCCTGTCTCACCAAATCACCGTCGAGGAGGACATCATCACCCTGGCAATCCACGCAGTCAGCCCACCTGCCCACGACCTCAGCGGTTGCCCCCAGGCCAGTCGCCAGCACCCGCTCAGACGAGCACCCCACGGCATCTATGAGCCTCCTAGTGTGCAACCAGGTGACCGGGCCAGTGTAAAACCTGGCCGCGAAGTCCCGGCCCTGTATGATCCTGGGCGTGCCTGGCTTGCCCGTTACCCTCTTCTCGAGCGGGCACCCTTTGCGCTCCCTCTTCACGAACGCATTGTACCCATACAGCCTGGCCTCGTCCCGCTTGCCAAGTGAATCAAGCATCACATGGTGCAAGATTGTGCTGCGCTCACCCCTGGGGTACTTAGACAGCCACGCCAACTCATCCGCGCTTGTTGGTGACAAGCCTTCCGGGCCCAGTGGCTCTGCCCCTGCCACGCCTGGCTCTGCCGTTGAGCCGCCATCGAGTATGGCGACAACACCATTCCTCCTACTCCTCCTCCACAGCCGCCGTATGCACTGGGCGGTGGGTCCGAGCCGCAGGTTCTCCCTCGACCACAGCGCTGTGCGATACACCCGATGCTGGAGCCCCTCCATACACGCATGTCCGCAGCTGGCAGCCACGTCCGGCAGCGCGCAAGCCAGCCCGACGCCAACAAGCCTGGCACCGAATTGGTGCCCGCACCCGCGCATCGCTGGCCACCTGCCCTCTGCTGCCTCAGCGAACCTGCCAGTCGTTGGGCATACGGCAATCTGCACAGGCTCCCTGGCCTCCCTCAGCGGGCAGATTGCTGGCACCACCATCGCCCCTGGTACGACGCCAGTCCCATTGCACCTGCTCGCATTCGCAGGCGCCCTCCTCCAGGCGTTGCTGCCATCCAACACTGGTGCACTGCGAGCTGCCAGAACAACGGCGTTGTTATGGACACACACCGCGTTCCAGCAGGCGTGCAGTAGCAATGCGCCCGGCAGGCCAAGCCTAGCCGCTGCCACATGCATGCACCCAGTGGGGAAGTAGTCCAGCAAGCTGCCCCTGGCCGCTTCAACTCCCATCGCAGCCAAGGTGCACGCCCACCCGGCGAAAGGTGAGTGAGCGAAAACCACCATCCGCGTCACCTCCTCCACGAGTGGAACCAGCAGCGCATCGCCCACGAACGTTGCAAACAAACCGCTACGTGTGATGCGGCTTGCCACGCCCACATCTGGTGTGTCCAGCACGTCGAGGCCCAGCTGCTCACCGCCCTCACCTCTCACCGGCTCGCCATCCTTGTGCCAGAAGTCTCCCAGAGGCAACAGCACCCCGGGCTCAGCCAAAGGCACACGGAGGCCCAACATGACCCGCAAAGGCGGGCCATATCGCACCAGGGCACCTGCGGTCCCGGCACAGGCCACCATCCAGGAGAAGCCCAGCGCCAACATGGTCTGAACCGGCGCATGCCAGTGGGTGAGCATGACCCCGACCCTCTCGCCATAGGTCTCAAACCTGGACCTGAAAGGCAACCAGGACGGTACCCACCTCGGCAGTGCCCCGGCCCGCCGCAGGGTGGCCCGCATGGCATCCGCCCGATCTGACATGGCCACACCGCCAAGCAGCTCGCAAACCAGCCTGACTTGAAGGTCGCGCTCCATGTAGCCCAACCTCAGACTGGCAGCACGCCGCGTTACCCGCTGCAGCTTCAACTCGTGTGCCTCCCTCGTGCCAGCCTGCGACCGCCCGTCTGACGCCAGAGCCGCGCCGAAGAGCTGCTCGCAGACGATGACACTGCCAGGCGTCGGCTGCTGCTGCACGTGGCCCCGCTGGTCCGGGCTGGCCCACACAAACCTGGGAGACTCCACGGTGTCGGCGTCGACATTGATCGAAGACGACTCGAGCGCCGTGTGCATCGGCCTGTCGGGCGCATTCCCAAACATCGGCCTGGGCGTTTGCCATAGGAACAGGTCCTCAACGGCCAACGACCCATCCACTACATCCGAGAAACGCTCCGCAATCTGGAGATACGCGTGAGCCATGGCCCGCCGGACGTGTGTCTGGCCCCCCGCTGGCCCCGCTGTAACATCCCCGGGCTGCACCTGCAAGCAACCCCCACACGCACGTACCCAGCCCATGGTGGCGTGGTCGTAAGTCTCATCGCCACCATGAAAGCTCTCGGTGACATACTCGCAGCCCCCCTCCCAGGCACGGTGCCTGCAAGTGTACTCGCTCTCACCGAACGATTGCTGGCCCTGCGGCCTGTGCGTGTAATGGAAGCTGACTAGCCTGCAGCTCTCACCGCAACCCCCATCACGGCCCTGCTTCCTGAGCACATAGGCCAGTTTGGCTGCTGACAACCCGTAGAGTGAATGGATGGCTATCACTGTACCGTAGCACCCTGACCACCTGCAATCACACTCCTCGACCCTGTGCGAGCACCAGGTCATGGTCGTCCTGGCCAACTCCAGCCCACTAGTGCCCGTGGACTGGACGCCAACGCCATCAGTGGGTCCAACCCTGACCGCTCCAGCCTGCGCAAGGCCAGCGCGCAGCTTGGCATCGGTGTGGACAAGCATCGGGTTGCAGGTGTGGTCGCCTGGGAACAGCTGGCCCGGGAGTGCTGCAATGTGCAGCACACGGCCGGTGCCCTTGCGCACTCGCAGCACCCTGGCCATGGCACATCTTAGGCTATTTGCATAGCCGTGCCGGTTGTCACTGTGCCCGTTGCGGATGGAAAACGACCTGAACGCGCCCACTCCCCGCAACCGCCCCAACTGCTCATCATCCAACCTGGCTGACAACTGCACTAGCCTCCTGCCAGCACGGCGGGCTGGGCGATCGCGCTGGGCGGGTCTGCCACCTGGCCCAGCTGGTGCTGCAGCCACCGGTTGAC